TGGGTCTATACTCAGATCGACAAAGACGCGATCGAGGTAGACGTGCAAGCTCGCCTTGACGCCAAACTGAATCCGACAGTAGAGGCAGGTGTACCGTGGTAAAGCTTGAACTGACTATCGACGAAGTGAACGCAGTGCTCAACGCACTGAGCCAACTGCCATACGCGCAGGTGGTGAACCTGATCGGTAACATCAGGGAGCAGGCGGTGGCGCAGGTCAACAAGGCACCAGACCATGCAGCACTTCAGCCCGAGTGAGTTCAAGTGCGGTTGCGGGTGTGGACTCGGTATCGAGTCCATGCAGCCCAGCACTCTGGAGTTGCTTGATGCGTGTCGGGCGCTTGCTGCCGTACCGTTTGTCATTAGCAGCAGCATACGCTGTGTGGCGCACAACAACACCGTTGGCGGTGGTGACAGATCAGCGCACATCACCGGGCACGCAGTGGACGTGAGGGCGATAGACAGCAATACGCGGCACCGTATTCTGTCCGCAGCCTTTCGCCTCAAGGTGCCACGGATCGGGATTGCCAAGACCTTTATTCACCTCGACAACTCTCCGCACCTTGCGGCTGATGTTGTATGGCTATATGGGAGCAAGTCATGAACCCACTCATTCCGACGCTGATAACCTCGGTGATTAAACTTGTGGCGGATCGTACAAGTAAAGAGAACTTGAAACACCCCACGACGATTGCAGCGGCAGCTAGCGCAACCGCTGCCGTGGCAGCGCCGGAAGTCATGACACCCGAAAGCCCAGAAGCGTTAATTACGCAGGCGGTACTCGCCGTCTTGTCGGTTATCCTATTCTTTTACCCGCCAAGGAAGTCCGACAATGGCAGAAACGCATGACGTGATCGAGTATCGCCTCGGCACTCTCGAAGCAAGTGTGACCGAGATCAAGAGCGCCGTGAGCAGCATCGACAAGAGCCTCCAGAAACTGACAAGCCTCGAAGAGCGACATCAGGAAACTCGTGATGCGCTGAATAGAGCATTTACTCAGATCGAAGATCATGAGGTTCGCATCCGGCACGTTGAGAAAGAAGCGCCTGTGACGAAACTTGTCCGCAACTGGATCATCGCGGGAATCACCGGACTGATCGGTATGGTCGCGCTCGTTCTTGTGAGTAAATTCTGATGCTGGTGCAGCGCGGGTTGGTAACAGCAGGCTTCGTCATCGCATTTCCTATAGTCGCTGCGACTGTACTTGTTATACTGTTCTTTGGCGGACTTCGAGCAATCTGGTACGACAAATCAGAGGAACCCTTCACATGAGCCAGCAAGATGTCGTAGTGGTCGTCAAGCCCCTCCCCCCTGTGTTGGGACGGTAAACCATGCCACTGAAAAAACTTGTATTCACGCCGGGTGTTAACCGGGAGCGCACAAGCTACGCTTCCGAAGGTGCGTGGTACGAGTGCGACAAAGTGCGGTTCCGCCAAGGATTCCCTGAAAAGATCGGTGGGTGGGAACGCATATCGAGTTCGTACTTCCTTGGCGTGTGCCGGTCGTTGTGGGATTGGATCACGCTCGGCAGCATACGCCTGCTTGGTGTCGGTACCAACGTCAAGTTCTATCTTGAGCAGGGCGGCATCTATAACGACATTACTCCACTGCGTAAGACCACTGCCGCAGGGTCTGTTACGTTCGCAGCCACAGCAGGCAATCCGTCCATAACCGTTACGGATACGGGGCATGGTGCCACGGTTGGGGACTACGTAACCTTCGCAGGTGCCGTATCGTTAGGCGGTAATGTCACCGCTACGGTGCTGAACCAAGAGTACGAAATTTTTTCCATTGTCGACGCCGACAACTACATTATCACAGCGCCAACGGGCGTACTGCCTAACGCTTCCGATTCTGGCAACGGGGGCGCTGCGGCATACGCTGCGTATCAGATAAATGTTGGTTCCGCATTCGCTATCCCGCTGACTGGCTGGGGTGGTGGCGCATGGGGTAATGGTACATGGGGTGTCGGGCTTGTTTCGACGGGTCCGTTGCGGTTATGGAGCCAACAGAACTTCGGCGAAGACTTGATATTCGGTCCTCGTGGGGGAGCGATCTACTACTGGGACGCTTCAGGGACCGTTACGACCCGTGGCGTGTTACTTTCAAGTCTTGGCGGCGCGTCGCAAGTCCCCACTGTACAGAACTACCTACTTGTCTCAGATGTCAGCCGGTTTGTCTTTGCGTTCGGTACGAATGACATCGGCACTGCTACGATCGACCCCATGCTGGTACGCTGGTCAGACCAAGAAAATGCGGTGGATTGGAATCCATCGACAACGAACCAAGCTGGCTCCCTCCGGTTGTCGCGGGGTACGCAGATCATATCTGCGAAACAATCCCGTCAGGAGGTGCTGGTTTGGACCAACTCGTCGCTATACTCGTTGCAGTATGTCGGACCACCCGCAGTGTGGGGTGCGCAGTTGGTCGGAGATAACATCTCCATCGCTTCACCGAACGCCGTAGCCTTCGCCAACGGTACCGCTTACTGGATGGGCAAAGATAAGTTCTACATGTACGACGGGCGCACACAGCCTCTCGTGTGCGATCTGAAGCGGCTAGTGTTCGATGGACTCAACACCTTGCAATACGATCAGGTATTTGCCGGAACTGTCGAAGAGTTCCACGAAATATGGTGGTTCTACTGCTCGAACGGGCAGACCACGATTGACCGCTACGTTGTCTACAACTACGTAGAAAACATTTGGTACTACGGCACGATGGCGCGTACTGCGTGGCTTGATTCTGGGTTGCGTGATCACCCGCTGGCAGCGACACCGGGTGGCAATCTGGTCAACCACGAGGTCGGGTGCGACGATCAGGAAACCGCTTCGCCGATTCCTATTCATGCCTACATCGCTTCGGCACAACTGGATATCGACGACGGCGACCGCTTCGCTTTTATCTGGCGCATGCTGCCTGATATGACGTTTAGCGGTTCGACAGCGACGGACCCGAGCGCCACTATGACAGTGTTGCCGTTGAACAACTCAGGGTCTGGATACAACTCTCCAGCCTCGGTAGGCGGTAATGACAGCGGTGCTGTGACACGCAGCGTATCGGTGCCCGTCGAGCAGTATACGCAGCAGTTGAATATCCGTGTGCGTGGGCGTCAGTTGGCAGTCAAAGTTGAGTCAACTGATCTTGGTGTAGCGTGGCAGTTGGGTGCCCCAAGGATCGACATGCGCCCTGACGGGAGGCGGTGATGGCAAATGATATCAACCGTATCGAACCCCCAGCGCTCCCGCTCGCACCCCAGACTCTGACACGGCAGTTCGTCGACCAGAGCAACAACATCCTGCGGCTGTTCTTCAATCGCCTCATATCGACTGTAAACAACTTACTCAGTACAGACGATGGCGGTAAAGTTTTATACATGCCACGTGGGTTGTTCTACAGCACGACAAACCAGACCGCAGCGGCGGTCGACACCGGCTATCCGGTCGAGTTCGAGAATACGTACATCGGCAATGGCGTGAGTATTGTGTCTGACACGCGAATCACCGTGACCGCAGATGGCATATATAACTTTCAGGTGACGTTGCAGACGGACCACACCAGCGGCTCCGACGCTATAATTTACACGTGGATCAACAAGAATGGTACGGACGTACCATACGGCGGACAGGAGCAAACTGTCAAAGGGAGTTCTGTCCATGCCATATTCTGGAACTTCTCGATTGATCTCACCGCTGGGCAGTACATCGAGATGTACTGGGCAACCGACGATACCAACCTAAGTTTGGACACTCAAACCCCTTCGTCCCCCCACCCCGGCATCCCATCTGCTATTGTTGCCGTATCGTTCGTCAGCAACTTGTGAGGTACCTATGGCTGCGGTGGATAGCAAAAAGAAACTGCTCGGAAGCGTGGAGATCATCGCACAGGGTGCGATCAATACTCGTGGCGAACTCGACAAAGCCAAAGCGGTTACTCGTGCCGGTATTGAGGTATCGCAACCCAATGCCAACGTCGTGCAGGCGGGAAATACCATCTTTGCGTCGTATCCTAACGATACACAGGATACCATGATTGGCAACATCTACAACGCAGACACGCCGAACAACTACGCGAAGAACGTAGCGAAATATTTGCACTACCTACGCAAAAGCGGGGTATCGCGCTACATGACCGGGTTCGACGACCAGCTTACGCTCAACGTCTTCAAGGCACTTCAGAGCGCGATGAAGCGTAGCGGTATGCAGATCGGCATACGTAAAGTCGCCGACCGGCAAGCGTATCGGGCGTTCGTGCGTATTCCAAAGAAGGGCGCGTGACATGGGCTACTCGTGGACTGACTTCAAGAACGATGTAAAGGACGAACTCAGCAACGCTGGCGAATGGGTTGGTGAGGCGCTGGAAGACACTAAAGACTTCTTCGGGTACGACATCGGCGACTTCGTGAAAGACGGCGGCATGCGGGAGTTCATCATGGACTCCGGCGACTGGTTGATGGAAGAAGGCGGTGCGGTTGCCGTACTGAACGCTGGGCTTGCGTTATCCGGGCTTGGGCTGTTGATCCCCGTCGTCAATGCCGGTGTGGTGCTGGAGCAAGGCGGTAGCGAGCGTGACGCGCTGAAAGTCGCGGCAACATCGTACGTTGCGCAAACCGTAGGCGCAGAGATCGGGGAGTTCGCTGGGGCAAAAGTTGGCGCGATGACAGGCAGTCAGCTTGCCTCAGAAGTAGCTGCTGGTATTGCCAACAACACGTCGCAAGCACTCTTGCTGGACGAAGACCCAAAAACGGCCGCACTGATTGGCGGTATCACGCCGGTTATCAGCGCGGCGCTGGGGAAAATAGCCGAAAAAGTCGGTTACGAAGTGACGGTAGAAGACCCGAAAACGGGTGAAAAAACCACCAAGATGTTGCCCAACATCGTGCAGAATGTCATTGGTGCAGCCGTCGCTACGACGCTATCCGGGCAGGATATCACACCAGAAATTATCTCAGTAGCCGTTGCCAAGGGCGCGATTACTGCGGATATGGTGAAAAAAGTCGCCGAATACGGCGGGGTGTCGCTAGATGACCCGAACGCGCTGGCGTTCACTACCATAGCGGTACAACGCACCGTGGGGTTACTTGCCGGTACCGGCAACAGCGACCAGATATTCGCTGCGCTCAACTCGACGCTGAACGCCTACGGCGGGAAAGAACTTGCTGATGCGATCCAGCGCACTGATTTTGGTGCCAAGCTTGGCGACTACATGGACAAGTTGAGCGGCGACTACCAGAAGGTAGAGCAAGCTGTGATGGCTGTTGACACCAATCGCGCTGCGGCGGCTGGTAAAGTTGACCGCTATAACGCCATGCGTAACGAGCTTGTCGGGCTGCAACAGAGCGTACAGACAGGCGCAGAATGGCTAGACAGTGTTGCACAGCAATACTTCCAGAAACCGTGGGAGGCATTGACCGCCCAAGAAAGAGCCGCGTTCGGTTGGAAACCGGAGGTAAAAGCTGCGGTAGACTTCACTGAGTCTAGCATTAAGAACGCAGTTGAAACATTCAACACCAAGTACGCCGAGTACAAGCCGAAACTGGACGAGCTTAACTACCAGATTCAGTTGCATAACATCTACGATACGAATCTCGGTAAGCAGTTGGAAGACCTGCAAGGCAAACTCCAGCGCGGTGCAGATCAGCTTACTGAGAACCTGAAGCCCGTGTACGACACGGTGAACAACTTCGTCGCAAAGACGCTTGATCCGAACTTCAACGTCGAAGACTACAAAAAGATCAACGCGCTCCCAGAGGGGGTTGACCCCGTTGAGCACTACATCACGACCGGGCAAGCGGAGGGTGCGTATACCAACGAAAAAACGTACGAGCTTGATAGGCGCACGTTTGCCAGCGCTTTCGTACAAAAAAGTTTGGCTGCGGTAGGGTTAGACCCGAGCAAAGTATCTCCCTACGTTCTTGTCCAATATGTTGACGCTGTAGAACGTTATTTCGATACTCCAGAGGCGTTGCGTAAACTACTTTCCGGAAACACTGCGGAATCCACCGCTCTCAAGTACGGCGAAACAATGAAAGCCGATATCGAAAAACTCGGTCCTGATGCGTACCGAGATGGTGCCAATACATACGCTATTGACGCCGATACCGATGTCACACAGCCCACCTCTAGCTACATCGACGAAACCGGGCGGCGCAGATTGGTACCGGTAGTCGAAGAAACGCGCTGGGACCCAGAATATGGAAACGTCGTAGAGTATTATGCGGTTGGCGCTGACGGGTACGGACGTGTGCAAACGTTCGATACTAACGGTAATTTCATATCAGAGATGCCCGTACTGACGGTCACAAAAAGCACCGCCCCCGGCGATCTAGCGCCAATACTGGAAAAAGCCATAGACGATGGCGGGGTAGCCGCAGCCAAAAAAATTCTTGCAGACCTCGGCATGTCGGAGACGTGGTTGGGTATGACCGAGAGCCTGCTGATCCGTGCGGAAGAGACAGGCAATACCGAATATCTCAATACCGTGGCTAACGCTACACGGGCTACAGGCGGTATCTTGCAAGCATTCTCAGGATTATCTGTACTTGTCGGTGTCGCTCCATCCGATACGAAACTTGGGCAGTTCGCCGATAACTTAGTGAAACTCGGGGAAGACTATAACACCGAAGAGTACAAGGCTGGAGTTCAGGCGCTCAATGACGCCATGAACGCCGAATCGAAACTCAAAGAAGACGCTCACTGGTCGGCTAAACGCTGGGAGCAGTTCGAGAACATGGCGGGGGCTATCAAAGATCATCCTATGGCGTTCCTGACCGAGTACATCGGCGTGGAGGGGATGCAGGAAGTTGTGCCGTTGCTGATTGGTGGGGTCGGTGCCAGCCTCGCCAAAAACGTAGGACGCGCTGCTGGTGCGTCGGAAGCGATGGCAGCGCACCTTGCGGCGAAAGGCGGGTTATCTGCTGCTGCGGCAACAGACCTCGCCGAAAGCTTCGGTGGGGCGGCAGAAGAAGCCTACGATCGTGCATACAGTGTCGCTTTAGAAACCGGTATGACTGATGCGGAAGCCCGAGATTACGCTGCATATATCGCAACGCAATCCGGCACGTTGGGAGCGCTGATAACCGGCTTGAGTATGGGCTTGGGTGGTAACGCGCTGGAGAATGCAATCCTTGGCGGAAACAGCGGTGGCAAACTTGCTGGGGTAATCGAATCCCTCGGCGAGCGTGCGCAAAGTCTGACATCTGTACCGTTGAAGGAAGGTGGCTGGGAAGCCGTAGAGGAAAGCTTGATTGCTGGGTACACCGCCACGCAACTCCATCGCCTAGACCCGAGTATCGACATCCCAGCGGAAATGCAAGCGGCGGGTACCATAGGCTTCCTTGTCGGGGGGTCGGTTGCTGGTGGTGCGAACACCATAGCCCAGACAGGTAATCTCGTCGTTGACGCCGTGAACAACTTCAACCCCACGGTGCGTGCGGCAATTACAGCCGCACAGGAAGCGAAGAAAGTTGGCGGTTCGGCGTATGAAATCGCCATGACTAACCTGAAAAATGTTACCCGCGCTGCGGTACTTTCAGCGGGTATTGCTTTCACTCCCCAGTTGGAAACCAACTTCCTTAGCACTGTTGCTCCTGAAACCTACGTAAGTGACGCGACTGTTGCACGCAGTATTTCAGCAACAGGGAACGTACCGACATGGGGTATGGTGACGGATTACACCAATTCGGGGATGTCTGCGCAGGCTATCGTCGATCAGATCAATACTGATTACCGCAGCATGCTGCCTCCGACGCAGCCTACTGCTCCTACTGCACCCCCGGTGCAGCCTACTGCCTCTACTGCGCCTACTGCGCCTACTGCCCCTACTGCGCCTACTGCACCCCCGGTGCAGCCTACACCACCGCCACCCCCTACGGTAACGGTCGACCCTTATAGTCCAGAAGGCATTGTGCGCAGAACGTTTCAGGATATGGGGTATGCCCCGTCAGATGCGGACGTGCAGCGGTTCGTATCGCAATACGAAACGGACAGAAACCAATTGACGCTTATCAGGTCGATGCTCCCATACATCAAAAACAAAGAGGCTGTGCTTGGCGTCTTCCAAAATCTTGGTTACACCCCATCTGACTCAGAACTGCAACAGTTCATATCGCAGTATGAGGCTAATGCGGATCAGTTTGAACTTACAAAATCCGTACTTTCTTATGTGCAAGAGCAGAGAGACGTCGCTACACAACCGGCTCCTGAGCCTCCGGCACAGCCGGAACCCGGTGCGGACACCACGTTCGTCACACCTGCAAATGTCCGCGCTGTGTTTGACCATCTTGGATACACAGCAACTGACGAAGAGATTCAGCGGTTCGTTGGCGAAGCCAATTTGTCGACGAATGCTCTGGCTGAAGGTGCATACCCTTGGGGTCGGATCGTTGAAATCGGGCAGTATGTAGAGCAGCAACAGGCGCAGCAGGCACCTCCGGTGCAACCGGAACCGCCGACACCGGCTCCCGAGCCTGAACCGTTACCCGACTTTGCGCAGGAGTTGGCTGGGGTAGAGCAGAACCTACTGGACGCGGTGCGTGAGCAAGAGGCGGCTGGTGCAGACCGCGACGCGGCGATTGAAGCTTCGGTACAAGCGCTGGCAGGTGAACTGGGACTCACTGCGGAGCAGTTGTTGGCGCAGTTGGGTACGACGGAAGTTGCGTTGGGCGAGCGTATCGCGCAGACAGAAACGCAACTGCAAGACGTTGAAGCAGAATTGCTAGACGCGATACGCCAGCAAGAGGCGGCTGGTGCAGACCGTGATGCAGCGATAGAGTCATCTGTAGACCAGCTTGCCGGTGAGCTTGGGCTTACCCGCGATCAGTTGTTGGCTCAAATCGGAACAACTGAAGCGAACCTCGGCGAGCGCATCGCACAGACCGAAGCGCAGTTCGGTGAACAGCTTACTGGGCTTGAGCAGAG